GCGCGCCTGGAGATGTGTATAAGAGACAGCTCATCTACTGTCTGAAATGCTGCAAGGTCGTTATCTATGTAAGACCAAATGAGGTTATCGTATGTAGAATACCAATCAAGCAGTGTTTGAGCTTCCTGGTCGTTTTGAGAAGCATAAATTTGAACATCTGCGAGTCCGTTATATTGATACTGGTCTAAAATACTGTTTACTCTCTGTTTGGCAAGCCAGGCGAGCGTGTCAGAAAGTGCTTTTTTAAGCTGGACTACATCATTGGGGACATTCCAGATTTCGTTCCCTTGTCCGTCTATCTCTTTAGCTTCTATGTTTTCGTAAATCGTGTTCCCAAGTTTGATTATCCTTATCATTTTAACCTCCCTTAGAGAATTAGGTTTGTGATGATATTTCTTGGAGTTCCGTTTGCATCTTTTACGACATTCAGTATGTTTGCTTCAAATGTTGAAACTGCCCCGTTGATTGTTAATGATGAACCGTAAACTCCAAGAACTTTTACAGATTTCGCATTTGCAAAGTGAAATGCATCATTTCCTGTAGCATTTGTATATGAAACGTTAACGTATTCAAGGCGAACAGCTGGCATAGAATCTATTAAAGTAATTCCGGTATCATTGTCTGTTGAAATAGAAATATTACAGTTATAAAATCCGATACCACCATTCATATTAAATGATGCATCTCCTTGATATACGTGGGTATTCCATGCAAATAAAGAAACTGGTGAAGCTAATCCTGTAAATTGAAAATCACTGTCTATATTTCTAAACCACAGTCTGTTATTATTTCCTTTCAGGATTTGTGTTCTATTATTGATAAAGCTTATTTTAGGATTTCTCCCTAAGGCTGTTAAAACATCCTGGGATGCTCCAAATACTACAGATATATTGTCTTTGTCCACTGCTTCTTTAGTTGTGTCACATGTAACGTCTGTTAAAAGCCAAATAACCCCCCATCCACCATTTGGAATTCTTGATAATGCTTCCTCAGGAGTCTTAAGTGGATTAGTTAATGAACCGTCGTTTCCGTCATTACCGTTTATATAGTCTAAGTATAGTATTTTGGTCATTGCATTGTTTAGATTAGCAATCAAATCCTGAACAAGTTTATTTCTGTTATCAAATGTAGCTGTTTTTAAGTTTCCAAACTCATCATAATATTCCATTGTTATAGTCCCTGCTGGAGCAGATAAGAACTCTATGTATTTCCTTACAAATTCATCACTGTTTTTTAGTGTCCTTAATGCATTTTCATTTAACCCTTGAACGTCTATACCCATTATTTATCCTCCTTACATTCCAAGTTTTGATTTAATCTTTTGTATTTCTTGTGAGAGGGATTTATTCCATGACTTTAGCATTTCTATTTCGTTTCTATGCTGCTGAAGTAATTTACCAAGCGATACAGAGACGGAAAGAATACTTAGATCCTGTTCAGTCTCATAAAACGGAACATACTGGAAATCAATCAGATTATTAGCATTGTTATAAACAAGCTGAATTTTGAAAGTCTGACGCAATGCTGGAGGGAAAGGATAAGGTGGTTTTGCTATCATAAACAGTGTTCCATCTTCAAGATATAAGCCAAATGTTCTTCCATAGCTTGTTGCTTCTTCTGGCGGGATATCTACAAGAAATTCAACAGTGTTATCGTTTACTGGGAAATATCCGCTTATATCCGCCTGTTTCCATACTCCGCTTATATCTGTTAGAGTTGGGTCAAGTGTTATGTCTTGATTTGAAACCTTATAAAACTTTGGTTTTATGGATTTCCCTGTTTGTGAAGCATCTGCCAGTGCATAAGAGCCTTTGACTGTTAGAATACTTTGTCCTACTGCCATTTTACACCTCTACAAATTGTGTTGTTGATGCCACTTCTCCCATAGAACCTGCATAAACAAAAGCTTCTCCTTTTGATGTCCACTTAAAGCCTGTTATCATTTCACTATAGGCTGTGGTTTCTGCCATTGTGCCTGATGAAAGATAGCAGTTTGTTTTTGTTAGGTAAGAAAGGATTATTTCTCTCAGTTTTTCATGAGTTGGTTTCAATTTGTTTACTATGTCTATAACAAGTTGAACGGTTTCTGCATTTATTTGTCTTTCTGAAGTTGTTTCTACCCTGAACTCTGCCCATCTGCTTGGATCTATTTTTAAAACTGGTGTTATTTTTACATTTTCAAAGCCGTATAAAGATAAAATTTCTCTAATTCCCTTTACGGTTCCTGCTTTTTCATACCAAGATATTGCGTTTATAACTCTGTTTCTAAATTCCTCTTCTGTTTCAGATTTGAATCTGTTAAATCCTCTTTCTTTACCAAGCAGATATAAAGCATTTGAACTTGCAAGTTGTGGAAACCTTTGTCTTCTTACTGTAAATGCATGTTGCCTGAAGTTTTCAATATTAGATTCCCAAACCTGGTAAAGCTTGTAAATATCTCTTTCTGTTTTATCTTTATTCCCTGTTTTAAAGCTTGTGGGAGATATTTCCCACAGCCAGTCTGCAATCATTATGCTTTAACTCCCCATTCAATTGGCTCTAAAAGGATTAGAGCTATTTCCACATCAACCTTTTCATCGCCTTCTGCTGCTTTTGTTTTTGGATTATCCATTTTTACAGACGGCAGTTTATCTGTAACAGTTACGTTAAATTCATCATCAAGGTAAGATATGGTTATAGGGAAAGGAGGTATCTGGGAAACTCTCTGTTTACCCTGGGTTCTTACCCACTCCATTAAAATGTTAAATCCGGTTCTTGTTAAGGTGATTTTTGCTGACCCTTCCCATCTGCCTTGTGTCCAGCCAAGTGGTTTATTTCCTCTACCGTACCGAGCTTTTATGTTGTCTTTATCTTCGTAGTCAATGGCTACAATATGGTCTTTTAATACTTGTGGTGCATCGTCTATTCCTATTTCAACAGAACTCCAGTCATATTCTTTCCCATTGATTAATACGTTAGCCATTTTTTATTAACCTCCTATTTCAAGAAGTGGATTCTCAAAGGATTGATGTATTTCAATCCAATCCATATGTGGTGTTGGAATTAGTTTTGTGTAAACGTTCAGTGTTTTTGTTGCCCAGATATCCTGATCTTCTGGAATGTAAACTCTATAGCCATAAAGTTCTTTCTGGTCATACATTCCTACTTTTAAAGCATGTTCTATTTTTGCTTTTAATTCCTGAACTGTAGGTGATTTTGTAGGTCTTACTGGATTTGCAGGATCCTGATTGTTTGGCGGAAGTATTTCACCTTTTATATACTTCAGGGTTGTTTTTCTTGAAATTTTTGCAGCTTTATCAGCCACTCTTCTTGCATACATAAAGTGATAATCAGAAGTTGGATCATTTATTGCAACAGGATTTGTTACATAATATCCTGCATATCCATCGTAGGTTCTGATGGTTATGAAACCTGCCTGGTCAAGTGTATAAATATGGGAATAGGTAAGACCATCTGGAAGTGAAACAAGATTTTTAATAGGAAATGCTCCAACTTCTCCAATGTCCTGAGAGACTTTAGCTCTTGAGATAAGTCCCATTATAGAACCAAGACCGTTTCTATATCCCTGATTTCCCTTTATGTTTGTAAATGTCGCATAAGCAGCAACAACAAATGTTCTTAAAGCATTAAATCCAGACCATTCGGATATTAGATTTGTAACATAAGTATCAAAATCTGGTTCTGTAGTTGTATCTCTGTCTCTTGCTTCTACAATTGCCCAAACATATATGTGTCTTGATACAAGAGAAGTAAGATAAGACTCTATTGATGTTGCAAGTGTTTTATCTACAGGTGTTAGAACTGCTATATATTCAAAAAGTGCATCTCCATTTACAAGTGATTGTTCTACTGCTGTTTCTATTGCAGTAAGTATATCAGCCGATGTGCTTGAAGCTGCAGATATTGCGTAAACTATCCCCTGTCCATTTGAAACAGCATCAAGTAGCTTGTCTGCAAAAGCACCACCAAATAGCTCTATCGCTTTTTCGTAATCATTAGGTAGAAATAATCTATAAACTTGATTTGCTGTAGCTGTTCCAGATGTATCTTTAACTCCAACTGCTATTGCTATTCCATCTCCAGTGGCTGGTATTCTTCCTAATGCACCATCATAAAAAAGAACATCAACATCTGGTAATGCTGATTTCTGTCCTTCTACTCTAATCATTATTTACTGCCTCCTTTCTTTTTAGTTACTAATGCACCTGTGGCAATATCTTCTCCTTCTTTTTCTGGAGATTTTTTTGATAGATCTGGTATTTCATGGCTTTTACTGTTTAAAAAAGCATCCATCATCTCTTTAAATTTTTCTTCTGACATTTCATCATCATCTTTGATGTTGAAAGCAGCTTTCATACCTTCAAAAATGTGCATTCTGTTTTTTAGAACTATTTCTCTTTCTTTATCTCCCTGTTTAATTTCTGTCTCTTATACACATCTCCAGGCGCGC